CCAAACCGTTTCAAGAGAAATCAACCCCAAGTTCGTAGAGTTCCAAAACGAATTCAACGCAGTATTGAACGAAGACAAAGAATTGGAGTACAAAGGCTTTACTTTGGAAGAGTTCGAAAACGTTGAATCCGAAGGCAAGTACGATACTTTCTTTAAATTAATCAAAGTAGGAGAATAATCACAAAAGAATAATAGACAATCGGCTCACCCAAAAAGTGGGCCGTTTTTCTTGCATATTTATAGCAAATCTAGTTATGGAAAAAAAACTTACACAAGAAGAGTTACAGCAGATCAATTTCGTAAAACAGGACGCTTTGGAAGTAGCATCGTCTCTTGGAGAGCTAAGTTACCAAAAAATGGTATTGGAATTAGAGATTGAAAAACAGAAGATTTTGATTAAAGACATAAAGAGCAGAGAGAATCTACTTTTTGAAGAGCTTAAATCCAAATACGGCAGCGTCTCCATAAACATAGAGACAGGAGAAATTAGCTAAAGCGTTTTGAACTAAGTACCGATATTTATTACTAGATAAAAATAATCTAAATGGCCGAAACACTTATTAGCCCAGGAGTTTTCTTACAGGAAAACGATCTTTCACAAATAACCCAAGGACCAGTTGCAGCAGGCGCAGCATTAGTAGGTCCTGCAGTCACAGGTCCAGTAAACATACCTACATTAGTTACCACATATTCGCAATACAAAGCGGTATTTGGAGGAGCTTTCGTTTCAGGCGGCGCTTCTTACGAGTACTTGACCAGTATGGCAGCATTGAACTACTTCGAACAAGGAGGTCAATCTTTATTGGTTACTAGAGTTACTTCTGGATCTTACACACCAGCTACAGCAAGCATCAATAATATCAACGGTAATCCAGCTCTAGTTTTAGAGACTTTATCTGCCGGTATTGTAATGAATAACAACGACGCTTCTTATTTAACAACTGCTTCTAGGGGAGCTTTAATTAGTGGATCTTCTGCTAACATTCGTTGGGAAGTTACCTCTAACGATACAGGATCCGGTTTATTCAATATCATCATTAGAAGAGGAGACGACTATCAAAATAGCAAAACAGTTGTTGAAACATGGAACGGCTTATCTTTAGATCCTAACCAAAGTAACTACGTTGCTTACGTTATTGGAGATCAAGCTTACACAGTTGCTACAGACGATTTGAGCAATAGCTACTTACAAACTACGGGATCTTACCAAAATAAGAGTAGCTACATAAGAGTTAAAACTGTTAACACACCAACTCCTAGCTATACGAACCAATACGGTCAAGCGCAAGCTCAGTACACTGGTTCAATTCCTCAAGTTGGATCTGGTTCTTATAACGGCTCTTTTGGCTCAGCACAAGGCGCTATTTTCGGTTCATTCGGTAAAGAACCTGTTAACTTCTTCGAGAGCATTGCTAACGTGCCTTCTACAACAAGCACTACAAATTCAAATATTCAAGGCGTATTCGCTTCCGATTATAATACAGCAATCAATCTATTAGGTAACAAAGATGCTTACAAGTTTAACATCTTATACGCACCCGGTTTGACTGCAGTAAACGCCGCTTCTCAAATTAACAGCATTATCAACAACGCTCAAACAAGAGGAGATAATATCGCAGTAATTGATATGGTTGGTTACGGTCAATCTATCCCAACTGCTATTAATCAAGTAAACGGCTTCGATTCATCTTACGCAGCTACTTATTGGCCTTGGGTACAATTGAGATCAAGAGAGACAGGCAAGGTTAATTTTGTTCCTGCGTCTACAATCGTTCCTGCAGCTTACGAGTACAACGATAAAGTTGGAGCAGAATGGTTTGCACCAGCAGGTTTAAATAGAGGAGGTCTTTCAACAGTATTACAACCAGAAAGACGTTTAACCTCTTCAGATAGAGACAGATTATACCAAGCATCTATAAATCCAATCGCTACTTTCCCAGGCGTTGGTACGGTGATCTACGGTCAAAAGACTTTACAAAACAAGGCATCTGCTTTGGACAGAGTAAACGTAAGAAGATTGCTAATCGCACTTAAGAGCTATATTGGTCAAATTGGAGAAAATTTAGTATTCGAACCAAATACTCAAGTAACTCGTAACAAATTCATTAACCAAGTTAATCCTTATTTAGAATCAGTTCAACAAAGACAAGGCCTTTATGCTTTCCAAGTAATAATGGACGATACTAATAACACTCCGGACGTAGTTGATAGAAATCAATTGGTTGGTACTATTTATTTACAACCAACTAAGACAGCTGAATTTATTCAATTAGATTTCAACATCTTACCTACGGGAGCAACATTTGGCCAATAATATCAAACAAAACAGAAAATGAACGATAATACAATCATTAGAATTAAAGTACCAGCACATTTATACGAGAGTGTAAAGGCTAAGTTGATGGTAAAAGAAGAAACTTCTCAATTACAAAAATTGGAAGAAGCAAAAGCTAAGATCGAAAAAATGATCTCTGAAGCTAAGAAAGTAGACCCTAAAAAAGCTGCTGAAGACAAGAAAAAAAAAGAAGTAGAAGCTAAAAAGAAAGAAGCCGAAGCTAAGAAGAAAAAAATGGAAGAAGCTAAAGACACTGAAAAAGTTACTCCCGCAGATCGCGAAAGATCGAAAAAAATAGTCGCTTCTTTTAATGCTGAGCGTGAAAAGGAGAATCGTATGATCGCCGCTGCTATGGCAAAGAAAAAGACAGACGCTGAAGCTAAGAAGGTTGCTGACAAGAAAAAAGCAGACGCAAATAAAAAATAAGTAAAGTAATATTTATACTAAATACAACCAAAAATGCCAGTATTAGACCCAAATGAAATTATGTTTACGTCGTTCGAACCCACAGTTTCTAACAGGTTCGTAATGTACATAGACGGCATTCCTTCATACATGATCAAAAAAGCTGACGCTCCTGGTGTTACTTTGAACGAGATCAAAATCGACCACATCAACGTTTACCGCAAGATCAAAGGTAAAGCAGAGTGGAAAGATATGAGTTTGTCATTATACAACCCAATTTCTCCATCAGGCCAACAAGCCGTAATGGAGTGGGTGAGATTACACCATGAATCAGTTACAGGTAGAGACGGTTATTCTGACTTTTATAAGAAGGACTTGAACTTATCTATTATCGGACCAGTTGGTGACGTCGTATCCGAGTGGATTATCAAAGGAGCTTTCATCAAAGAAGCCTCTTTCGGTACCTACGATTGGTCGACTACAGATCCTACAGAATTGACTATCTCAATCGGTATGGATTATTGCGTATTGAACTACTAATCCTATAAAAACATACAATATTAGAAAGACCGCATCTCACTGCGGTCTTTTTTTGTGTTCGGAAATTTGTTTAATTTATATTTATAAATAAAATATACAGTTTATGGCAGAAAAGTTTACGGTTCCCACCGAAATGATCGACCTTCCTTCGAAAGGTCTTGTTTACCCAAAAGAAAATCCATTGTCCGCAGGAGTAGTCGAAATGAAATACATGACTGCTAGAGAAGAGGACATCTTAACCAATGTGAATCTGTTACGTCAGGGCTTAGCCATTGAGAAGATGCTTAAGTCACTTATTAAAAGTCCTATAGCCTACGAGGATCTAACCCTAGGCGACAGGAACGCGCTTTTGATTGCGGCTCGTATCTTGGCTTACGGTAAGGACTACAATTTGAAGTACGCTAACCCAAATACCGGTGAATCGGAAACAATTGTGGTTGATTTACAAAAATTGGGATACAAGAGCGTTGATTTGTCTTTGTTTAAAAACGACAACGAGTTAACTTACGAGTTGCCTTTCACAAAGAACACGGTTACTTTCAAGATTCTTACGATCGAAGACGACAAAAAGATCGACGACGAGGCAAAAGGTATCAAAAAAGCATTGGGCCAAGACGCTGGAACTAGCTTAAGATTAAAGCACCAGTTGACTTCTATCAACGGAGACAGATCGATCAAAACAGTCAGGGACTTCATCGATTCAGGAGCTTTGTTATCAAGGGACTCAAACCCATTAAGACAGTTCATCGCGTCTGTTACTCCGGATATCGAAATGAAAACTACCGTTAGTTTAGCCGACGGTACCGAAACGGAAATCGACGTACCGATGACCGCGGAGTTCTTTTTTCCCGGCAGCGGAATATAGACACACATTTATGACCGAAGTCTTCGAACTTACCTATCACGGTGGCGGAGGCTTTACCTATTCCGAGGTTTGGAACATGGATGTGAATAAGAGACGTTTTAATCTTAAAAAGATCAACGAGTACCTAGAACGCGTAGAAGAGGTAAGAAACGATCAAAATAAGAAAATAACTGATAAAACTGATCCCAGTAAGATTAATATCCCAGAATACGCCAAATCAAAGGGGGAGGAGCCGACCTTTGTTTCCAAAGTAAAATCTAAGTCTTAATATTTATTTGTAGACAATAACTGTAAATGGCAACACCCAATCAGACCAATCCTTCTGGAGGTCCTCAAACTATAGATCCTAAGCAACTTTCTGCAGGTTTAAAAAATCTATTAGAGGATCAAGGAGATTATAACAATCTACTAAAAGACACAATTAAAGAATTGGGTCAAATGGATAGGGCCTACAGTAAAATTGAGGCTAGGTTGGCTACATTAAACAGCGATTCTATAAACGTAAAACAGGTTAATAGGGATCTTTTGCTTCTTAAACAAAAGGAGTACATAGAAGACAAAAAATTACAAGATTTACAAAAGAGCTATTCGAATACAACAAAGGACGTATTAGCAGCGGCAAAAGCACTTGCAAAATATGATCAAGAGCAATACGCTAAGCAAGGTATTGCATTTGATTTAGAAGAAGAGATACTATACAACTTAAAACAGAAAGGCAATCTAGAAGCAGCAGCGCTATACGCTCAAGAGATAAAATTAAAAATAGCAGGAAAACAAGTAGAATCCGGAAAAGCGATGCTGGCCAACGAAAAAGCTGTTAATACTCAACTCGGTATTTCAGGAAACTTGGTAAAAGCATTCGCCACTAAATTAGGATTTGGAGAAGAGGCATATTCTGCTATGGCATTAAAAGCTAGAAAATTAACAGAAGAACAAAAGAATTTAAATGGATTAAGCTACACATTCTCTAAAATTCTAGGCTTTTGGCAAGTTGCGGGTGTTGGAGCTAAATCAGTTATTAAATCTGCATTTTCAAGTTTATTAGATCCAGCTATTGCATTACCAATTGTAGGCGGATTGGTCAAAGGCTTTTCTCAATTAGTAGAGTTTGCTCTATCGGCCCAAGACAGAACTGTTAAATTTGGTCGTGCGTTAGGAATGTCTGGAGATAGCGCACTTAAAGTAAGGAACGAATTTTCAAAAATAGCATTTCAATCGAATAGCATTTTCATTAACTCAGAAAAGTTAATGCAATCCCAAGAAGAATTAACTGGAATTCTTGGAACTAATAACATACTAAGTGGAAAAATATTAGAGACCAACAGCCTATTAAAAGATATTGCAGGTTTAGAAGCAGAAACAAGGGGAGAAATAGTTCAATCGAGCATTATTACCGGAAAATCTGTAGAAGCCACTACAAAATCTGTATTGGCCCAAGTTGTTGGACTACAAAAAGCTACGGGAATTGGATTTAATTTCCAAAAAATACTAAAAGAAGCTTCCAGTTTAGGAGGCTATTTGGGATTATCTTTTGCAAAGTATCCGGACAAACTTACAAAGTCTTTAGTTACCGTTAAAGCAATGGGTCTAGAATTAAAACAACTAGATTCAATGGCCGATTCTTTCTTGGATTTCGAGTCTAGCATATCAAACGAATTCGAAGCTCAACTGTTAACCGGTAAGAACATAAATTTAATGAAAGCAAGAGAGGCTTTCTTAAATAACGATTTGGCAGGAGCCGCAGCAGAAATTACCAGTCAAGTCGGTAGTTCAGGCGATTTCTTAAAGATGAATAGAATTCAAGCAGAGTCTCTTTCAAAAGCCTTCGGAATGAGTAGGGATCAACTTGGAGAAATGTTGAAAAAACAAGAGTTGTTATCAAGAATAGGTGCTAAAGATACGGACAACGCACAAAAACAATTACAAATAGGTCTTCAAAAATTTGGTAATCAAAAAGCTTTAGCAGAAGCGGTTGGAGAAGAGGCTTATAACTCAATGTTAAACGCATCAGCCCAAGAGAAGATCTCTGCTTTCATGGAAAAAATCAAACAGTCGATTGCCGACTTCGTTGCAAATTCGCCTTTGATTCCAATGATTGAAAGAGCCATAGATTTTTTAAGCAAACCAAGTAACATACAAAAGATTATTTCTTACGTACAATCAGGATTCGCTTTAATATTCGATATAATCGGTAACACTGCGGGAGTGATGATGAAACTCGGCAATTTTTTTGGAGCAGGCATAAGCGAAGATCTTATTAGTACAGTAATGGCAGGCGGAGATTCTATAAGAGCGATGAATTTGGCAGGACCTGTAACCGTAGGATCAAACAAGGTAAAGAATGAAACAGGAATGTCTTCGCAATCCGCGGCTCCAATGGCGGCGCCTCCAGCAATAGCTCCTGAAAATAAAATGAATATATTGGTTCAAAACGATATGATGACAGGTAAATCTGTTGTAACCTTCTTAAATACCGACCCAGGAACACGTTTCGATAAATCGAATATTATTTATGCGTCATAATAACAATACGAAACAATGCCATTTTTAGTAGAATTAAAAACAAATTTAAAGTCTTTAAAATACGGAAACGATAGACCTGGTGGTGGATCTTCAAATCAACCGTACATTCAATTTCCAATACAGGACGCGACTACGCCTTCTACAATAGTAGAACTTTATAATTCCAATAGAAATAGTTTGGACTATCCAGTAAGAGGCGGAGGATTAAATTTTCAAGTTGGAACTCAAAATTTTACTTTAGCAAGTCAAATAGACAAATCAAGAATAAAAAAATTCTTCGAAGACAAACCAAGAGGAACTGCATTTATTCAAAAACAATCGCAACTACAATACTCTAATCCAAAGACAGAAACCGGAAACACGCTATCAGGAAGAAATCAAGTATTGCCTTTACCAGGTTTACTTGAAAACACAAGAGTTTACAACGCCGGCAAAAATACGCTAGATCAAGTTGGTTTACAGGGTACCGGCTATCACCTAAAGAGACATGGTACTCAACCCTTTAACCTATTTGAAAAACAATACATTGATATAGTAGGAGCTCAAACCTTGGCCAATGCGTCTACAATCGGCCGTATTAATAGGCTATTGATACTTCAAAAATTGAAACTATCAAAAAATCCAAGCCAATTCAGTAGCGTTGGTAATGACTTAGACTTAAGCAGAGTTAATAATTTAGGAATATCTCTAAATCGTAATATTCTATTTCAATATTTGGGTGGACCAGGATCAGCTTACGGTATTGGTTCTACAACAATCAAAAGAGCGGTAGACACAACTAAAGTTACTTCAATAAACGCAATGACTTACGATGCGTTAATGGCTCAAAAAGGTTACGCAATTGATGGAATTCAAGATTTTAGAAGCCAAGTAGACTTCTCTAACTCTTTACCATGGTCGTTTAAAAAAGACAGCATGGAAAATAGATTGAATATGGGAAATCCTGGAACTAGACAAAAACCGGCTGATTATAGGATTTCGGCATCTACGGATAAATTAAGCATGTTAAACTCTTACTTATTCAAAAATGATAGCGCTCCTTGGGAATCAAATACTGATAGTAACAAAGATCAAATAAAATTCGTATTCGAAGCAATTTCTAACGACAATCCTAATTATTCTACGGCGATATTTTTTAGAGCGTTATTAAGTTCAATAACCGATAACAATTCAGCCGAGTTAAACGCTTTTAAATATTTGGGTAGAGCAGAAACTTTTAGAACTTATCAAGGTTTTGACAGATCAGTTTCTTTTAGTTTTAAAATAGCGGTTCAATCAAGAGCAGAATTAAAACCTTTATACAGCAAGTTAAACAATCTAATAAGCCAAGTATATCCTGATTATAGTAAAAATGGATACATGAGAGCGCCAGTAGTTAGACTTACAATTGGAGATTATTTTTACAGAACTCCTGGATTTTTGGAAAGCGTAAACGTAACTATAGATGGTACGACTTCTTGGGAAATTAATTTAGAAAATAGTACAGATGTTGCTCAATTACCTCACTATGTGGATGTGAATATTTCGTTTAAGCCGATATTCGATATACTACCAAAAAGAAATACAGAGCTTAATAAGGCTGCATTGATTACAAATTCTGATGGGTCTTTCTTGAGTAATATAGATGCTTCTATTTTAAGTGATAATTTACAAAATCAAACAAGAGAATTATTGAATAATCCGCCTATTTTAATCGATCAGTCCTTTGATACTACAACACTGTTCAATTCCAATCAAGCATAATGCCATATAGATACCAAAATATACAACAAGCTAAATTTAACGATACAGGAAGTCAATACTATTTGAATAACATATATCCAGATATTCCTTTCGCTAATACTGACAACTATGTCATGACAACAGCGGGAGATCGATTGGATTTATTAGCATTCGATTTTTACGGAGACATTTCTTTGTATTGGATTATAGCATCGGCAAACGGTTTGCCTGGAGATTCTTTGTATCCCACTCCTGGCACTCAATTAAGAATACCCACAGAAGTTCAATCGATATTAAACGAGTACAAACTTATTAACAACGTAAGGTAAATGGCAGGTTTAAGCAACAAAATATCAAACATAATAGGAACCAAAATTCCTACTTATATTTACAATCAGTTATTAGCAAGATCAGATAGAAATAGCTTGCCAACTAGGGACAACGATAACATTAGATTCCTAGCAAACAAATCAGCGTGGATACGATTGGTTTCTTCTGTTAATATTTCTCAAAACGACATAAACTACTTTAACAACCAAGGTCTTGGAATAAACATAAGCAACCCAGAAGACTTGGCAAAAAACTACATATTATTTGCTGGCACTTCTAAATACAGACCATCAACAAACGATAACGCATTTGGCTACGATTTAAGGTCCGGCATTAAGAACGATGGCGCCTACAATTTATTCAACGATAAAGAAAAACAAGAGTACGGTTTAAGACCAATGCCAGGTATCACTAGCGTTAACATAGAAACTCAAGGCGCTTTAGGTTCTGTAAGAGGCGCTACAATTAATTTTAAAGTTTGGGACAAAGATCAATTGGACGTTATGGACGCTTTGTATTTCAAACTTGGATTTACAATGTTTTTAGAGTGGGGAAACACGTTCTTTTATAAAGGCGTAGATTCTATTACTTCTAAACAAACAGACGACGTACTTCATTCCACAGAAGATTACAGTATAGATCCGTTTTCAAAAGGACTAACAAAAGAAGACTTAAACTACAAGATAGGTAAAAACATAAGAGAAACTGAGGGCAACTACGACGCAATGTTGGGGGTCGTTAGCAATTTTAACTTCTCTTTTAATCAAGCTGGAGGTTACGACTGTACTTTAAAATTAATGGCTCTTGGATATTTGGGAGATTCCATAAAAATTAACCATCCATCAATTCTGCCCAAGATATTAGAGCAAGAAATAAAACAAGTCAAGAGCATATTAACTACAATAGCAGCTCAAAAAACAAAGGAAGAAAAAGATAGGTTAGATAATGACATAGCTGCAAAATTAGACGAAGATCTTCAAGGAAAAAAGAGTATTCTGGAAGTTCTTTATAAAGCATCCGGTACTACGCCTCCATTTAGAAAAGAACCTGAAACTAACACTGATAATTTTCAAGTTTTAAACGCTTTTGGATTGCCTAATTCTCAACTTCCTGAAATAGCACCAGCGAGTCAAGCCGCAAATAGAATTAAAGAATACGATTTTTTAACAGATTTAGGCTTTGGAAAAGGCATAAGTTTATATTCTTTAAAGTACGGAGTTCAAGTGCCCCAATCAAATACAGAAAAATATGTAAGTTCTATTTCTTTAGATGGTTCTGCTTTAAGAAAAATCATTGAAGCGGATTATAGTAAATATTTAGCTAAACCTTTAGATGAAAATTCAAAATCTACAGGATATGCACAAACTGTAGAAGAGTATGTTATCTATCAAGGTAAAAATAGACTCTCTCAAAATACTTCTAATGGTAATAAATACAACGAATTTGTTGAGTATAAAGAAATAAATACTTTAGGATATAAATACAATATAAAGTATATTGGAGCTAATAATAAAGAATATTATTTGTCAATAAAAATAGACTTGCCTTATCAAAATCCAAAAACTAAAAAAGTTATAGTATATCCAAATCAAGAATACTGGGCCAAACAAGTGGTTTCCGCTATTTTAAAACAAGATAATCTAGATTATACGCCTAGTAATTTTAAATTTAGCACCTATCCAGTCGTGGCAGCAAATGAAAACTCTACTGTAAATCCTAGAAATAATTTCTTATTAGAGTTTAACGGCTCTTTTTCAATAACTATAAATTACGATAAGATCGTTGAAACAACTACTCAAGATATTAATGAAAAAGATCAAAGCACTGCAAAGGCTAAGATTTCAATAGTTACTAATGACACTTACTTAGTATCAAACATTCTTCCTAATACTCAAAATCCTGAGATATTATTTACCGACTATATTAAAAAATTAAGCGCACAAGATCAAATTGAAAAAACCGCCGCATTTGAAGATGAAAATGAAGGAGACGTTACAAGTTTACAAGATAAAATAGGAACTTTCTATAACTCGTCTTTGGAAGTAATTCTTAGAACTATTCAAATACACTGTTTTGGAAAAGCTATAAAAGACAAAGGATCAGACATACAAAAAACCGTATATAAAGTAGCCTTAGCAACAGACGACATAAGAAAAGAGATATTTTCAGAGGGCATTTTTGCTAATCCTATTTTAGATGAATTAATATCTAATAAAATAGACGATAATGCGTATATCAATACTCCAAGCAATCCAGACGATAGGCTAAAAGTATTCTGTAAATATGGGTTTAACACAGATCTTTTGGCAAACAAAATAAAAATTGAAGAGCTAAAAGATAAACAAGTCAACTACACAGAACTATTAAACTGTTTTGTAGTTCCTTACGAAATAAGCACTCAATTAGAAGTTGGTATTTCAGTAACCCACCCAGTATACATGCAATTTGGTTTGTTATTGATGGTTCTAAATCATATGTGTACTATTTACGATCAAAAAACTGGAAATAACAAACAAACTCCTTTAGTATACATAGATTTTAATCCAAACACGAATTTTTGTTTAAGTAGTAATAAACATTTAAGTACAGATCCTTTTAAATTTTTAATCCCTATAGAAGGAAATATATCAGAAAATTACTCAGAGCTTTTTGATAGCGCTATATTAACTAAAGATAAACAAAACATAGCGGCTCTTGACGAAAAAAATAATACAATACCTCAAACAAAGCTATTTGCGCAAGAGGATAACATATTATCTAAACAAATTCCTCAATTTAAAGTTGATGGAAAGAACGCTTATAGAGGAAGTACCATGAATGTGCTATTGAGCATAGAATACATTTTAAATCTTGTTAAACAATACAGCGCCAAAGACGAACAAGGCAGCATATATCTAAAGCCTTTCTTAGAGCAGATAATTTCTGATATGAATAAATCCCTTGGTAATTTCAACTTATTTAGACTTGCTTACAACGATGCTGGAAATACATACCATATAGTAGACGATCAGTTCGTTCCAGGAACCGCAGAAGACGGTTTCATATCTAAAGATGGAAAAACCGAACTTCCTTTGTACGGATTAAAGTCTATTGCTAAAAGCTTAGAAATAAAAACAGAGATTAGTACTAAGTTGGCAAACATGATAGCAATATCTTCTAACGCGGATAGTAAATACGCAAATTCTACTAACGCTACTGACACAGGCTATATTAATACAGGCTATACAGATAGGTATATAAATAATAAAACAGCGATAAATAATCAATTAACAGCTTCAAAATCAAACGCAGCAGTAATTAATTCAGCTATAAAATTTGATCAAACGATAAAAGAGTTCTACGGAAGTATTAAACCTTCTACAGACTCAGTTTCATTTGCAACAAATTATTACATAAATAAAATGTCAAAGGTAAAGAGCGAAGAAACCGGGTCAAGAGCGTCAGCGCTAATACCGGTAAGCGTTAATTTTACTACTGATGGAATCTCTGGTATGAACATAGGCCAAGGCTTTACCATTCCAGATAAATTCTTGCCTTACACGTATAACGAAAGAAATGTCGTTAGCATGGATGTACAAAAAGTTGGATTCGTTATACTAGGAGTTCAGAACTCTTTTGAATCAAACCAATGGAATACCTCTATAAGAGCAAACATGATATTCTTGAAAGACGCAGATGATTTTAATTCTTCAGTAGCGTATCAATATAGTAAGACTAATGAATTTAAGGGAACTCCAGCAGAGAGTCAAGCAACGTATAATTCTGGAGTTAAAATAGGAAAATACGAAAATATAAGATTCTTTCCTACTGTTGATACCACTAAAATAAATGATCCGGTATTAAGAGACGTGAATGCGGCCGCAAAAGCAGCTAATGTTGTAGTTACAATAGGGTTTGGAGTAGAAGGCCATACTAGTGGCAGACACATAGTAGGCAATGCTGTAGATATAAATTACATAAACAATAAAATAGTTAGTAAAGAGAATCAAGCGTTAGTAGAAACATTTACTGACCAATTAAGAAAGCTGGATTACGCATATAACGCTGAAATACCATATCAAAAAGCGTTTCTAACATTTGGATTTAAAGACCACGACAATCACGTTCACGTATCAAATAAAGGAGCCTAATTTATGTTAAGATACTATCCTATATCAAGAATTCACAAAAACAAATCTGCTCAAGCTGATCAATTCCAATTGGACGGCAAAGATTATGTGGGTCCTTACTACGAAACATTCGACGGAGATTGCTATACTGGAAACGATCCAATCACTGGAAAAAACGAATTGTTAAAACCTATTTCTAGCTTACAAATATATCCAGTGTCTTCTCACTTCGATCGAAACAATTTTGTACCGAATAGTGTAAGAAAACAAATAGCAATTCAAGCAAATTTAAAAAGCGTGAATGATAGTGAACCCATACCTTATTATCCAAAACCTTTGTCTACAGATTATAAAAAGGGGTACATTATTAGATATTTCACAAAGAAGATCAACAGCAAAGGCTATATAATGGAAATTTCTGAAGACGGATACAATATCATTATTAATGGTACAGCTCAGTTCGATGTGTCAATGTACCAAGCCTTAAAAATACTTTGGAAGATATCAGGACCATTGCGCACGGTTAGATTATCACAATACGACATTAGAGAGGGAATTGTAGAAACAAACACGAGATTAACAACAATATCAGAACCTAATTTTTTGGGAATCATAGATTTCATTGGTGGTGACTACACTAAGTTCGCAATACCCACTTCGTAGATTAATTGAATACAATCGATTGGATTGGTTATATTTAGTTCAAATTAAAAGGTTATGTATTTCATTGTAGAAAGTTTGTCGCAATTCGGCAACCTTGATATTAAAGACGAGTGTTTCGTACAACTAATACCCGGAAACGATAGAGTTCACCCGAAGTTGACGTACCCAAGTTTGATGTACTACCACAACGGAGAAAAAGGCTACGTATTCCCTTTCAAACACTCAGAAAGCTTTTACTTGGATTTTAATATGATTCAAGAGTTTTTAAAGCTCCACAAAAAAGTATACCTATTAGACAAGAAGTTTCACTCTTACTTCTTAGATTTATCGAACGCCATAGATCTACACTTCGTTAATCTAGATCAAACAAACGAATTTAACCAGTTCGATTGCGATACCAATTTACACCACGATTTTTACTCGCGTTATGGGCAGCTTCCCATTACGAACGAATTAATACCTATATCGAAGCACTACGAAAGGTGCCAGTGCTTGTACGATTACGTTAAAGGCTACTTCGGTTTAGAAACAGATCTACAGACTCAAGAGGACTTCGTTAGTGCGTACAAATCAGTCGAGGAGAATCCAATAAAGGTAGACGTTAACTGTTTGATGGATAAGTACCAGATTCACGATCAGAGCTACTCTATTAAAGGAGACCGGATGTAC